TCTGGTAGCCAAATGTAATAATGTGGAGTACAAGCGCAAGGCTCTGCGACCGCCGATGGATTTGCGTCGGTAGAAAGTAAATCACCATAACTTACGCCGTATTTGAATCTACCCGTTCCAGCATAAGCAACGCTATCGAGTATATCATCACCACTTGGCGCGGCATCCCAATCTGGGAAGGCAAACTGCCAGCTGTTTATAAAATAGTTTGCGTCTGCATCTTGTAGTGCCTGATCGTAGTACCTATCGACAGGCTCGGCGCAATGGCCTGCATTTAGGCCCTCGTGTTCGATCGTAAGTGACCCGCCGCCGCCAATAGACGTATAATCAGCCCAAGGTTCGTAACACTCGTGCGCAACCACATACCGTCTTATACAGTATTTCTGACCTGAACATGGTGTTGCTGCTGGGTCTTGCGGCATCAGTCTTCCTCGTCCTCTTTATTCATCATCTGGTTCACGGAAGTATCCACGTTGGCCTTATCTACAGCCTTGGACCAGTTGCTTATGAAGTACTGAAGGGCCATACCGTTAACGTCATTATCCGTCATAGTGTACGAAATTGGCTCCCCCTTCTCGTCAAAACAAAACAATACGAAGCCGCCAAATGAACACTCGTCAAGCTTAACCAGCAGTTCATTAGGTACTTTAAAGTTTCCGTCGTTCTTTTTTTTCTTGCTCACCGTCGTCTCCTAAAGAGTAAGAAAATCGTCTCCTTCCATTATATTAGATTTTTTAGCTTATTTAAGAAGAAATCTTCACCAGGATTAAGATCTTTTTCTTCTATCTCAAGCAGATTAAAGCCGTTTTTTTCAAGCCACTCGGTCTTTTGGTGATCTCTCTTTATTGACTTTAAATATTCAGCTCGAGATTTATGAAAATAGGGCACAAATTCACTATGCTGGCGACCATTTACCTCTATTGCTATTCTCTTTGTAGCATTTAATATGTCTACCCGCATACGGCTCCCATAAACGGGAAACTCTTCATATACAATCTGATTTTGCCAGTATGGCCTAAGAAGCTGTTTGACTTTAAACTGAAATTTGGATCTTGACTTTTTGTCCCAATCTATGAGATGTTTTGAGACGTTTTTTGATACTAACTTGCCATAAATATTATAAAGCCTCACTCATTTAACTTACTTCTTTTTAAAAAATTGTAAATTAAGTTTTTTTGAGAGCTGCCCTGAATTTATTAAATAAGTATTTGCCTATCTCTTTATTTTCCTCAAAGTATTTGCCAAAATTATCCATGCCTTGGTGCTGCTTCTTGAGTTCTAGATTGGCTTTCTTTTTAACCTCTTCTATAATTTCATCTGAGATGGTAACCCACGCCCCTTTTGCTGTGGCCATGTCCCAAGCTAGCATCATGTCTGCAACCTCCTTTTCTACCCAAATACTTTTGCCTGACTGAGCCCTGTATCTGATTGGGTAGCGAACTTCCGTACCCGTCTTCTCGTTTGCGCTTTTTCTAAAAATAATCTTACACCAATGACCAAGCATATCCCCTTTTCCGTTGGGCTGCGTGGTAATCAAGTCCTTATTCCAGCGTGGCTGGAATTCTAAAATCCAGTCGCTATAGTGGAGCATCGCATTTCCTCCAGAGGCGTTGGTTAGCCTAGGATCAGTTTTCTCATAGGGATTAATTTGAACTTTTGTTCTAACTTGGGAAACCATGTAGCATATATGACCGCGAGTACCTAATCCTAGGGCCATTCGCTTTAAAAAGTCGGACGTCAACAGCGCCCCACCCGCCACCTTAATCGCCTCATTCGCGCTCTTTTCTAAATCACCCCTAGGCACAAGAGCATCCATAGAATCAATAATAAACATATATCTTGCGTCACTTGGATTGTCGGCCACCAACTGACGCATGAAATCAATAACAGTTTCATAAACATTGCATTTAAAAACGAACCATTTACTTTCATCAGTATTCACCCCAGACCTTTCTATCATATCCGCTGACAGTCTCCCCTCAGATTTTACATAGACAACCATCGAGTTGTCCATCTTCTGGAAATTCTTTGCAAAGGCTAGGGCACAGGACGTTTTACCACCCTCGGCCACCCCAGAGGCCCTTACGATCCCAGGCTTTATGCCCCCTCCCATTTCTATATCTAAAAGCAGACTCCCGCTGGAGACGGTATAAAGTCTTTCTTCTTCAAAGTTATAATGCTCTCCCTTATGGGACTCTAGATAGGACTGTATCTGTCCGACTGGGTCGGCTCCGTTGGCCGATTGATCTTTTTTCTTCATTCCTGTTTAAATTCATAGCCTAAAACGCTTAGTCGTTCTTTAAATTTTTTAAATGGTACGTCTTTGTAGGTCAACACGGGAGATGGATATTCGTAATAATCTCGACGCTGCCGTTTTCTGCTTTCCCTGTCTAGCGATCCATCCGCGAGTAAGCTAGCGACCGCAGAGATGGGGAAGGACGTTGCTTTTTGCATCGCTGAAATATAAATATTTTCTTTTTGTTCGGCCTCAATTATCGTCCAGTGTTTCCATTGAAGCGGCCACACATTCACGATACAGGCAATAACCACAATATCTGAGGCCATATCTGGCTTACACCCCTTTTCAAAAGCACTCCTTAAGCATTCATCATCAAGGCTATCCATTAAAAATTTAACCATATCTCTGTGACCTGGATATCTTAACGTCTTATAACAGCAATTTTTTACCCCCCTTTTCTGCATGTCGAGTATTGTATGCGAGGCTCCCCCGCTAGTATAAAAAGCTTCTAGCTCATTCAACTTTTCAATTTTTATAGTTTCTAGCCCGTCCATGCCCCTAACAGTTACTATCTCTCCATCTTTTAGGATTTCGCAGTCGTCTTTATATTCGTTAATAAGCCCGTCGATGGACCAAGTAGTCATATAGTTCATTGGTGGATTTATTTTAGAGTTGGGCAGCCCCCCGACCATCATCTGGACGTCTTCGGCCTCGCCAAGCTCCCTGTAGCCCTCTTCTGCTAAAATATTTACCCAGCCTGGGGCCAAGCCCAAGTCGGTTATAATTGGCGCCAGCTCGATTTGTGGTTTGCTTTTCGCGTAATCGTTAATTCGTTTAGAAACATCTACTCTCCCGCCCAGATCGCAATATCTTATACCGTTATCAATGCAGTAAAAAGCTATCGGCTCTAGCTGATGGTAGGGTAGTGCAGAGATAACAACGTCTGGCTTTTCGTGAAAAATTACATCTTTAAAGTCGTCCGTTCCTTCTGTTGTCCTATAGAATGTGGGATTATCAACAGCCGCGCTCAAGAGGTCGAGCGATCCTGATTGGTGGTCCGCCCCGACAACTTCACACCCGTACTGAGACATGCACCAAGATATGGCCGTGCCCATTCTTCCCACCCCAAATACTAAGGCTTTCATATTTCTTCAATCCTTTTAGCTTTATCGTCTATCACTAGGTCGCAGGCTGGTTTAATATATTTTCCTTTAGACCCCGTAGATAAGTCGTGGAACCTGCATCCCCAAGACTCTAGCTGCCTCCAAGTAAATTCATAGTAACATCTGCCCAGTGAGATTGATTTTTGGGATCCGCCTCTAGCCGTCCAGTAGACGACATACCAGCCCTCGTCATACATTTTATTTATTTTAGCTATATTTTCTTTGCTTGGCTCCGCTTGGTCATACTGCCTTTTATTGGGAAAGAAGCAGATTGTTTCGTCCACGTCTACCAGAACGACTTTTCTGTCGTCAGACGACAGCCTCTTTGATTCATGAAATTTCATGTCTAGTGCTTCTATATATCTTTGGTATTCTTCATACTGCTCTGCTTCTGGGTGATTCATGGGTCAGCGCTTGGGAAGTTTAACTCGTTTACGGGGCCCGCCTTGGCCTCGATATTTTTTCACGCCCTTGCTGCGTCTGCCGCAGCCCTGACGAGTCTTTTTTCTCACCCTACCCTCCTGATATGCCGTATGCTGTCTGAGAGCCATGTATAAAAGATATACCTATTTTTTACATTTGCAAGGAGATTTGCGACATTTTTAGAGGTTAGGCGGGCAGCTTTCTAAAAACCATAATTGTATTTTTAAACCACCATAATGTTGAACTATCTCTTAATTTTTTTTCTGCCTCCATGTCATTTATATAACCTAATTCACACATTTTAGATTTTATATAATCATTATTTTGACAATTAATGTGCCCATTACCAGGCTGACCTTTAATGGCCCAACTTAAGATAATGCCTTTTATGTTATTGTTGTGCAGGTTATTTATGAATTCGTCTTCGAACTCTTTTGGTATGTGCTCTCCAACCTCTAGGGATATGGCCCAATCATATTTCTGGGGGAATAAAATGGGCTCTGATAAGTCTAAGACTCTGCACGGGGGTTTTGAGTCTATCCAAGAAGTTATCTCTGGCGTACTTGGGTTTCCATCAAACCCGTCACATTTAATTTGGTGATCTCTTAACTCTTTGACAAGGAAGCCCAACCCGCAGCCCAAGTCAACTACCGAGGGCTTTCCCTCGTTTATAAAGAAGAGCGCTAAGGCTCGCCCAAGTTCTTGATCTTTGTGGCGTAGGTCTTTTTCTAGACCTATAAAAAATCCTTTATTTACATTTACAGCCACCTTTTTTGCAACACTTTTCATGGCAGTCGCATTTACACGTATCGAGGTTACACAGTCCTACTTTACAGAACCAGTGTTTGATTTTTTTCCATAACCGCCCGTGATTGGGGTCTTTTTTTGAAAATTTACCTATAGAAGAGCTCCAAGCACTCATTTTTTATCCTTTTTGATTTTAGTCTCTGGCATAATCGCCCGAATCTCATCAACAAGGTTGAGCTCTAACGCTTCGTCTGAGCTTATCCACCAATCTTTCCTGTCCCAGTTGCGTTTAATTTTCTGCTTGGTAAGTTTAGACCGACAGGCAAAGATCTCGACGATTCGCTGCTCTATTCGCTGAA